CTGCCACAGCAGCTCCCTGTTTCATCCCGGATGCAGGGATCCTTCCATCAAAATCTTCCAGGATCTCCCGCACTTTTGGCGGGATCCCGGACATATCAAAATTCTTCTTCATGTGCTCACCTTATCCTTTCAGGCCAGTGATCGCACCATGCATAAATGCAGGGCCATGATCCAGACCAAACTGCCCAAAAATCTGGCCTTCCTCAGACGCGCCCGTCTTGGCCAGCTCCTCATAGAAAAAGTTGCCTTTCCCTGGAACTGGCTGGAATACAGGAGCAAGCACGGACATCTCAGCTGCCAACACCGCTGTCTGAGGCATAAAACGATCAAGAGCAATACCAATGTTGCCAAAATCTGTTTCAATCTGCTTGATATTGGTGCCGCCCACGTTCCGATCCTCTGGAGCATAGGAATAAATATCGGTAATGATCTGCTTCTGGGTACTGCCTACATACAGAACCATGTTAGAGAACACAGCGCCAGCATCATACATAGCCTTAAAAAGCTGCTGCATCAGTGCCTTGGTAAGAGCTGCGTTCTTACCATCAACCTTAGTACCACCATCGCCGCCGCAAAGGGCCAGAAGACCGCGGGTTTTATTGGCGGTTGCCGCACTGTCCGCTTTCTGATACACACCGTTGATAATGGTGTATTCAACATCACGGGCAATCTTCTCCAGTTTCCTCGCAATCTGCCAGTCCTTCTCCGTAGTCTGGACATTGCTCTGCTGTCCGGCAGTATTCAGGCCGCTCATCCGACCGCGGTTACTTTCCCTCACATAGGAGATAGATACCTTCTCGTGGAAGATCTGGGTCACATTAGTGTTCTGCGTCCTGACGATCTCCTCTGCCGTCGGAGCTGTCAAAGATGCCGTCTCTGTAATTTCCGGCTGCTTCGCCTCCGGAAGGCTGTACTGAGAGTCCGTAGAAAATTCAAAGTTTTCCGTCTGCACGCCTCCGGTCAGTCCGCCAATGGCGCTTAAAATAGGGGTATTGGTGGAATCAGCGGTAAAAAGGTCTCCCGCGTAATTAGGAAGATTCCACACTGTTCCTGTTCCACTTACATTTGCCATAGATTATTCCTCACTTCCTGCCTGTTCCAGGCTAAATAATTCATTTCTTGCTGCGATACGATCCGCAAGACGGGTCTTCGGATCATTGATCAACTTTTCCAGTTCTGCCTTTCGGTCGGCGCCGGCCGCACCCTGGGGAGGAGTCTTGCCGTTGTTGGGTGGGGTCTTGCCGGATACCGGCGGAGTAAAGAGCTCCTTGTAGGTCTCCTTCACCGTCTTAAGCTGCTCTGTCAATCCGGACACGCTGCCATCTTCTGCCAAGATCAGCTTAGACCGGTCGAACTTGTCAGCCATTAGATCCGGATATTTGCAGTCTGTCAGCTGATTCTTAATGGCACTGGTCAACTTCATATCACGGATTTTTGCCTCGTACTCCTTTTTCGTCTGCTTATTGGCCTCCTCCAGCTCCGTGATCTTGTTCTGAAGGGCCTCACTGTCCTTGGCCTCATCCTTTAAACTTTTCAGCTGCTTGTCCCGGTCGGCCACCTGTTTTTCCAGATCAGCTTTAGCCGTATTCACTTCATCAAAACGGCTCTTGGGAATAAATCCCTTCATTTCCTCTGTGTAGATGTCAATGACGGACGTAGCCTGCTCTTCGGTCAGCCCTTTTGCCACTAACTCTTCCTTCTTCATATTGCTGCTCCTTTCGTTTCATCTTCGCTTGTTATCCCGGTCGCGCCCGGTGATGTCCCGTTCTTTTTCGCCTGCGGTACCGGAAAGGCGAAAAAAAAATAACACCCAGGCCCCGCCTGCGTGCTTATGACTAATTCTATAACTTGCTATGACTTATTCGATTTTTCCACACCTCACGCACCGCCACACATACCCGCCAGCCTCCCGGCTCCAATGCTTACGGTACCTGTGCTGACAGCGCCTCTGCCGAAACCACCGAATCATACATTCAATCAATTGCCTCACCTCCCTGTTGCGACGTCGCACAACCTAAAAATGCGTACAAAAAACCACCGGCCATTACTGACTGGTGGTTTTAAATGCGTCCTTCTTTTTTTAACTGTTCTATTTCTTCTGCTGTTAACTTAAATGCTTTTATCTGTTCCTCTCTCCACGCTTTTTCACGTTCTTCTAAGTCCTTATCGTAATCTGTTTTTGTCAATCAGACCACCTCCAATTCAATGGTATTCCCTTTCCTTGATAATACTCTATAAATACATTCCTTGTCAAGCAATAGCTCTCTTTGTTTTTCAAAATGACTTAGCTTTTCAATATATGCTGCGTTAGCTCCCTTTTTCACATAAATAACAATTCTATATTTTGCATTAAATGAACGATTCTCAATAACTGACGTACTAAAAAACTGCTTCGGTCTAAATAGGCCATTTTCTGCTATACCTGAAGATGGGTCTATATCCATTCCTCTATATGCAATAACATCATACTTTAGCCTATTTTTCTTCAGTCCTCTTGATATAGCTTCGGCATATTCTTGTAATTTCGCATTTTCTGGAGCATCTCCCCGGAGCATAGCATTTAATCTCTCAAAGAAACGATTCGGCTTTTTATCCCCAGAATTATATGCATACTTCTGGATTGCTCTCTTTTCCTTATCTGTTAGCTCTTGAATCCACCCTTCTGAATCTTTTCTTAATATCTGTACTACCTGTCCTGATGGTACAGCTTTAAAATTTGCAAGTGGTCTCCTTGAACCTGCATATTTTTCACTTGTCATTCCACCAGTCTTGAATCTAACATTTCTCCACTCATTAGCTTTTATCTCATACTGCTTTTTATTTTCTCCATCCAGCGAATATTCCGCCAGCCTCCCATACTTCTCTGCTTGCCTTTCGGCATACTGCTGTTTGGCCTCCTCCTTATTGGCCAGCCCAATTGCTTCCAGCTCCTCCTTTGTCCAGGTATCGTCTGCTGTGGAAATTCCCGGAAAATAAGTGGTATGGCTATCCTTGCAGCGTGGATGGTACAGCCCCTTACTGATGGCATAACTCATCAACGGATACTTCTTTCCTGTTTCCGGGTCAATCCCATCCTCCGGGCCGCCACTCCACACATCATCGATCAGTACCTTACCCACAAAAGGCAGGCACTTTGGACAGGGGTTCCCACGCTTATTCACAATAACTGTAGAAATCCCCCACTCCTGCCGTTTTTCTCCCTCTCCTTGCAGGTATGCCCGCTTGGATGCCGTCCGGATGGCCATATCAGCATAGTCTGACAGAGTATGTCTTGCGCCGTTGGCATAAACAATACAGTTCAGGCCGCGGGAAAGCATATCCTTTGTGGCCATGTCCACTGCCTTCTCATAGGTTCCTGCACCGGTATTGGCATAAACCTGGGCATTGAAGATCGCCTTGCGGTAATCATCGTTGGCTTTACGCAGAACAGCCGCCTCCGCCGCTTCCATGTCGTGGGTAGTGGCCTCGATCAATGCCTCCAGCTTCCGGTCATTCAGCTTGAAAAATTCCGCTGTCATTGCCTCATGTGCCGGAGAACGGTTGCGTCCCTGGACCTTAAAGCCTTTTCGGATTGCCTGGAGGATCCTCTTTTCCTGCTCCATGCCCCCGGTCTGTCTGGCTCTTCGAATCAGGTCCTCAATCTCCCTGTTCAGGGTTTTAAATCTTCCCTTATACCGCTTCTGGTTCTCCCGCTTGTACTTTTCCAGAGCCTTCAGCTGCTCCGCCTGCCACATGGACCACTGGATCCCTTCCCTGGTCTCCTCTGCCCTGTGGCGGTCCATGTTGCGGATCATAGAACGGATTAGCTCATCCTCAATCGCCTCGAAGGCAGCAGCCAGATCATATTCATTCATCCTGTATTCTCCGTTTTAAGCTCTGGACAATGCGGTTACATTTCTTGCGGTTCACGCACCGGATGTTAGTGACAAATTTATGTCCTACTCTCAAATCAGAGTAATCAAGCATCTCTATTTCAGGCTCAAAATTTCCGCAGTATTCGCAAAAATCCTGTAAAAGCAAGTTAAAGCCAGGAACCTCCATGCGCTCTACCTCCCATTAACATATACCTTATACCCCGCCGTCTTGAATTGACGGGTTAGGTTCTTTAGTTGGGTTATGCTTTGGCACTTATCGCAGCGTAGCTCCGCATATCCTTTCTTTTCGATGGCATAGATGCCGAGAGGCACCTGCTCACTGGCCACTTCCAGGAGGCCCTGATACTCCTTCTGGTTCATTCGGTACACCCGGTTCATTACTTTGACCTGCATCCTGTTTCCCTCCTTCCACACTCACCTGGAAAGAACCAGCGGACTGATTGATCCCCGGTTCTTCTACCTCTGCAATCCCCTGCTCCGCTTTCAGCCGGGCTATCTCTTCCTGTTTCCAGGTCTTATCCTTACTGTCCCCGTAAAGCTCCTCCACCTGGGCCTCGACACTCATCACCGGCGCGCCAGAGCGGGCTTTTGCCAGGGTCTCCACCTGGCTCTCAAAGGATGGATTCGCGTATTCTCCAAACGGGATGTCCACCTTTACCTCCTCAATCGGCTTCTTCAGGAGGATGTTATACGCATTGATGGTAGCGCTGACCAGCTCCGGGAGGGTTTCCTGCAAGGCCTCTATGATAGCGTCCCTGGTGTACAGGGTCGTCTTTTCCTTCTCCCTCTGGGCCTCTGCATTATCCAGTTTCTTTGTATCAATCCCCAGGGTGCTGGGGCTGATGATCCCCTGGAGGCAGAGATCTAAAGCTGTCACATAGCTGGCCAGGTAGCTTTCGTGGGGGATGGAAGGCTGCTGAATTTCGATCTGAGAATCCGCATTTTCTGAAAAGCCCATATTGATTTTGACATAGCTGTTGTCAAATGGATTCGGTTTCATCATTTCCCCGTTTTTCGGATCTTTGGGAATCAGATCTGCTGGGATGTATTTTGTTGCCCTGCCTTTTCTCAGAGCATCCATCCACTGGGACCATACCTCATCCAGGGCATCAAAGTTATCCAGTTTCCCGTCAAAGATGCTGCCGCCTCTTCCTTCAAATTTTGCGGATTCATAAATCCTTAGAGGGACGGCCAGGATCACTGCTTTATCGAAAGTCGTATCCCGGATTCCTTTGGTTGCCGGGATCGCATCCAGAGGGATCTGGTTTTCTCCCTGGTACAGCGCATTACGGACATAGCCATATCCGTAATGCTCATGCAGGACATATTGCTGATAGCCATCTTTATATGGCGTCTTAAATACAACCTCCCAGATCCTGCCTCTCCTTCGGATAATCTCAACCCGCTCTCCTGGATACCATTCCAGGATCGGGTACTCGCTCTCCTGGGTGTCAATTGTTATCTTAAACGCCCCATCGCCTATATAAAGCGCTTCTTTTAAGGCTTCTTTTAACTTTTTAGGGAAATCGTTATTCGTAGGCTTTGCCATATCTCCCCATAATTTTCGGTGTGCCTCGCTTTCCGGGAAATCAAAGTCCCCCATGTCTGACAGTACAATGGAAGCCAGGATCTTTACGATCAAGCCCGGAAGTCCTGTATGGATCTTACGCATCTCCATGCCGGGGGTACACCTGCTGGCCCAGAACTTATACTTATCCGCGTATTCCGGGTTCTGCTGGTACATCTGCTCTAACTCATTGCCGTCCCCGCGATACCATATCCGGTTGCGGATTGCGTTCAGTTCAAAATCCATCACCTCATGGATCTGGATGCTGTAAGGATTGGCTGGCGTTACATTCAGCCAGCTTCGGATCCCATGCTTTATATTCTCGCTCAATTTATGCAATACACCCACTTTCTCACGCTCCTAACATATTCATGGTTTCGGCCACACCGGTCGTTGCATCCGGCCCGTCATCATGCCGGTTGTCACCTTCCCGCTGGTACTTGACCATTGCGTTATAGTATTCCGGCCATTTATCCCGCCAGTTGACTGGATAATGCACATGGTTCATGATCCAGGTTGCATTTGACAGGATCCTGGCCTTTTTATTCTTTGACTGGTGGAACCATTTGACCTCTGTATAGTTACTCTCAAATGCCTCTGACAGGATCCGTAACACATTTCTTGCAAATCCTGAACCGCCATTATTGCTTTCGATTCTGGCTCTATTAACCTTGAACTGATAGAAGCGCCTGGCTGTTTCTGGTTCTGTTATCTCCATCCCGGCTTTTGTGTAATATACATCCAGTACATACGCTTCCTTAAGACACACCCCCCATATGATCGTACACAGGAAATCGTCCCCTTCATCTGCCGTATCTGTATAGCTGTAGATTCCTTCCAGCAGGCTATTCCCGTTACTGTCTTCGGGCAGCTTCTCATAGGTTTTAAAACTGGCATACAGCCGGCCTTTTAGGTCAATAGGCTCCTGCTGATAATTTGCCGATGCAATGTCGGCCCCCATGGCCTTTATCTTGGCTTCATACGATTTCCTGGACAAAACCTCCGAACATAGCATGGTCCCATCGTCCTGAAGGGCCTTCATGGAAATGTGACGTACCTTTGCTCCCGACTCCTTGAAATGCTCCAGAGCCCGGCCTGCCAGGTCATCACTGGCCCACCGGGTCATGATAATGATGATCTTCCCGCCCTCCTCCAGACGTGACAGCATCGTGTCTGTGAACCAGCTCCAGTGCTTTTCCTTGGTCAGTTCATTGTTGGCCTCCTCGGCGTTCTTTATGAGGTCATCAATGATCAACAAGGAGGCGCCGAAGCCGGTGGCCGTACCGGTTGGGGATGTGGCCAGGTAATTGTTGTACCCTCCTTCCAGGCTCCACAGGTTCATGGCTCCGTCACCGCGCTTGATCCGGACGCCGGGGAAGATGTCTGAGAATACAATCCGGTTCTCATCCGCCTTTTCCTCCATGATGTCATTCCGGACATTTTTGGAAAACATCGTGGATAAAGTCTCGTTGTAGGAACCGGTCATAATCTTAGCGGTCTGGTCATTCCCTAGTACCCACTCTACCAGAAGGCCCGCTGTGCGGCTCTTTCCATGTCTGGGAGGCTCATTGACAATCATAACCTCATCGTCTGACTGGATAAAATCCTGAAAGGCGTTGCAGAGGTCAAGCAGGTACTGCCGGTCCTCCTTGTAAAAATCAGGAGCCTTTACATTGCAATAAAAAAAGAACTCGCGGCGTGCAAGCTCTATCTTTGCCCCTCTGATCAACAATGCCCTATCCACTGCGGATCAGCTTCTTCAGTTCTTCGGTCGTGAGGCCAGCATAGGGATTGCTGGTATCGATCTGGCCCAATACCTCCATCTTGTCCTTGAACATACCAAGATGACGCCCCAAGAGTTCTAGGGCCTTAATCTTGTCGGATAGTTTATATTTCTTGACATACCCAACAAATTTCCTGTCATCTCCCGTCCCTTCATAAACATCCATCACTTCCAGACCAGCAATACACGCAGCAGTTTCATTGTCCAGGTCTGTAATATCCAATGGTTTTCCGCTGTCGTCAAATAGCTTCCTGATGTCAAAGAACCCTAATCTGGCCAGTTCCTGCAATACTCGGTCCTGGGTGATCTCAGTGCGTTTCTCTCGCTCCCTCATGCGTTCCCGGATGTATTCCGCAACCTTGACATTTCTCAACATTCGGCTTCCTGCTTGCGCTGCTGTCTCATCCTTCACAACCTTTGGGTATGCCGCCTTGTAAGCCCTGGTGGCATTAAGATCGATCAGGTATTCATCTGCAAATATTTTCTGTTTTTCTGTTAACGCCATCGGGCTCACCTCCCTTTCTATTTTTGGGTAAAAGAAAAGCACCCTTGCGGATGCTTAACTCGGTTTTCGCTTCGTGTTCGGCCCCATTCCCTCTCTGCGGGAATTGTGGGACTGATTCTGATTTTCCGGCTTTACCTTCTCGGTAACGCTATTGAAGAGTTCATTTGATTTCTTCTCGTTCCACTGCTCCTGTTTGTCTTTGTCCATCTAATCACCTCAAAGATAGTATGGACTGGAAACGGGTGTGATATACATCTGGTGCCCTTGCCAAGCCTCACCACCTCTCATTCGTTTGTTTTTGGGGATAGAAAAAGCCAGCACAGTAGCTGGCTTAATTTGACTAAACAATAGTTTCAATGTATTCTGTTATTGCTTGGTTAAATTTTAAAAGAAAAATTATATTAATTCGCATATCATCTTCCTTTTCAAAAAAATACCTTGTCTGCACAAATAAGTTAGAAACCTCTCTCAATTCTGTCCAAAACTGATCTGCACAATATTCATCTCTATTCTTCTTAAAAATATCAATTGTTCTGTTAATTATTTCATCCTTATCACTCCCTAATAAGGCAAATAACACTTCTAACTTATGCTCAGATCTAAATTCTATTTGGCGTTTTACTAACAACGTTTTTAAACCAATCTCACACGCAAATGCTACCATAACGGTTTCTGGAATACAAAGCATACTAGCTTTTCCATTTTTACTCAATGAAACAGCTTCCCGATGAAGAACTTTAGCTGCTCCATTAAAAGTTTCTAAACCCTCTTTATAATCTTCAAATGTTTTCGCCATAAAAATATCCTCCCTCCATTTTTTTCTATTATACTTCAAAATTCGATAAAAGAAAAGCCCCCGCCGAAGCAGGGACCCATACAAAGGAGAAATTACAAAATGTTTTATCCATCCAAACGGATCCTACAGGAATCGAACCTGTGACACGGTGGTTAACAGCCACCTGCTCTGCCAGCTGAGCTAAGGATCCAATAAAATGTGGGGCGGCCCAGCTGTTACGCCGGGCCATGTACTCAATGAAGAGGTATTGGTCGAAAGCCGTCGGCTGTATGCCTTTGGCTTCGGATTTTATTATAAAACGATATTTCCGATATAAACGATGTTTTTACTTAATTCCACAACTTTTTAAGTATTTATCCCGAATATATAGTCTCGGATAGTCTGGGTTATCCCGATACCCCAGTCTTTTTGCAACCTCTTTCCATGGCAGCCCATCCAGATAGAAATA